GAATGGTGGTTCAGGAGGTGGTACTGGACGTGGTGGGTCTATTGCAGGTTTAGGTACTCCTGGACAAGGTTTTGATGGTGGTGGTGGTGGTACAGGTAATGGTGCTGGAGGTGGTGCAAGTGCTGTTGGAGGTGCTGGTACAGTTGCCATAGGAGGTGCTGGTGGTAATGGTTTACAATCAAGCATTACTGGAAGCACAGCATATTATGCTGGTGGTGGTGGTGGTTCTACTGGTGGAGGAGGTACTACTGCTGGACCTGGTGGTCTTGGTGGTGGAGGTACTGGTAGTTATGGAGCAATTTCAGCAGCAACTTCTGGAACAGTAAACACTGGTGGAGGTGGCGGTGGTGCTGAAAGAACCTTTAGATTAGGTGGTGCTGGTGGTTCAGGAATTGTTGTAATGAAATATCCAGATACGTTTACAATGACAGTAGGGGCTGGATTAACCTCAACAGAAACTACATCAGGTGGATTTAAGATTAGAATATTCACAGCAGGAACTGGAACTATTTCATTTAGTGGAGGAACCCCAAGTGTTACTCCAACACCAACAAATACATCAACTCCAACTAATACTCCAACAAATACAGCAACCCCAAGTGTTACTCCTACAAATACAGCAACACCAACAATAACTCCATCAGCAAGTGACACAACATCTTATAATTATTATACATTCACACCTTGTGTGGGGGGGGCTTCTACAGATTATAGGTCAACATTATCATTAGCATTAAATGATGTATATGCTTTTGATACAGCAAATCCAACACAATGTTATGAAATAACATCAATAACTGCCTCAACAAATACAAATAATTTACCAGCAATATATTCAAAAACTGGATGTGTTGATAATACTTGTTCGCAACCATAATATTTATAAATTAAAATAAGATGTCTAATACAAAAGAAATTGCTTTTAAAATATCAATTAGTGCAAAAGATGCAGAGAATAACATCAAGAATGTTACAAGCAATATTGTATTATTAGAAGATAATTTAAAACAATTAGAAGCGATAGCAAATGATGCAGATTTAGGTGCAGCACAATTTGAACAATTAGCAACTGAAATAGCAAAGACTGTTAAGGCTGAAACTATATTAACAGAAACAAGTGCAAAGGCTGGAAACTCTGTTGAAACATTGGGTAATGATGTTAATCAAACTGATGAGCAATTTAAGAAATTAGAAGTAAGAATAAGAGAAACAAGAGTTGCTTTACAGAAGGCAGAAGAGGCTGGGGATAAATTAACTTTTGATAAATTAAAGAAAGATTTAGATGAGTTAGAAGATGGTTTAGAAGCCACCAAATTGAAATCAAAACAATTAGATGATGTTTTGGTTGATTTACCTGGACCCCTTGGTGGAGTAGGTCAAGCATTAAAGGGTTTGGATGCTGGATTTAAGTTATTACTTGCAAATCCAATTATTGCAGTATTAGCAGGAGTAGTAGGGGTATTAACCTTATTAAAGAAATCATTATCATCAACAGCAGAGGGACAAGAAACATTAAATAGATTACAAGGTGCATTTGGAAAGATATTAGGGCCAATATTGGCAACTCTTGAAAAGGTTGCTGTCCCCCTATTCAATGGATTGGCATTTGTATTAGAGAAAGTAGGTCAAGGATTTAGTTTTCTTGCAGAAGCAGTTGGAATATCATCATCAAAAATAAATGAAGCATCAATTAATTCAAGTGAGGTATTAAAAAAGGCATCAGAAGACCAGATAAAAAGAAATGAAGATGCAAAGAAAGCAGCAGAAGATAAAGCAAAAGAGGAAGAAGATAAGGCAAAAGCAGAAAAAGATAGATTAGAAAAATTAAATGCAGCAAGAAAAGCAGCATATGAAAAAGAATTAGCAAGAATTGAGGCTATTAAAAAAGCAAAGCAAGGGGAAATAAATTTAAATGAAAATATTGAACAATCAGAAACAGAATTAGCAAGGTCAACCATACAAGCAGGGGATGATGTTATTGAGAATTTAAAATTAAAAGATGCTCAAAGAGAAGAAGATTATCAAAGAGAAAAGAAAAGAATTGAAGATTTATTAAAATTAGAGAAAGCAGGATCAGAAGAAGCAATTAATTTACAGATTCAATTAAATAATTTAGAAGCACAAAATAATACAAACAAAATAAATAATTTAAAGGCTGTTAAAGATGAGGAGCAAAGATTATCAGATGTATTAGCAGATATTAACAAAAACGTAAACGACCAAAGAGAAAAAGATAATGAAAAACAAATTGAAGATGCAAACAAACTTGCTGGCTTAAAAAGACAAATAACATTAGATGCAAATCAAGCAGAAATTGATTCTAATGAAGGAAATTTTGATAGACAAAGAGAACTACTTGATGAGAGATTTTTAATCATACAAGCAGATTATGAGGCTCGTAGGCAACTTACAGCAGATGATGAAGCAGGACAACTTGCACTTGAAACAGAATTTAATGCAAATAAGCAATTATTATCAGATGCAAGAATTACTATTGGCAAAAAAGAGGTTCAAGCAGAACAAGATACTTATGCACAAATTGGTGATATATTATCCCAAGCATCAGAATTGGCAGGTGCTGAAACAAATGCTGGAAAGTTTTTGGCCATTGCAGCAGCAGGAATACAAACAGGATTGGGGGTATCAAAAGCCCTTGCATCATCACCCCCACCATTAAACTTTGCATCAGCAGCATTGGTTGCAGCAGCAGGTTTAAAGAATATATTAAAGATACAAAATACAGAAGTACCATCAGGAGCACTTAAAAGAGCAGAGGGGGGAATGATATATGGTCCAGGTTCATCAACTTCTGATAGCATACCAGCATATTTATCAAATGGGGAAAGTGTAATCAATGCACGTTCAACATCAATATTTAAGCCTTTATTATCAGCAATTAATAGTGTTGGTGGGGGAAAACGATTTGCAAGTGGGGGGGTTGTAGGAGAAAGCGCATTATCAACACAAAGTTTAATTAATGAGCAATTTCTTAATTTATCATCACAACAAACAGCCCCAATAAAAACTTATGTTGTTTCAAGTGATATGAGTTCAGCACAACAATTTGATAGGGTTCAAAGAGAAAGAAGTACAATATAATATGGCAGTAGAATTAACATCAACAAATTTTAATGGTCAAAATGCTTTGGTGACATTATATTTACCAACAGGGACAACTATACCATATAGTGCAGCAACAAGTGTGAATATTGGTTTACAAAATATGCCATTTACATATGAAGCCCCATATATTGCATGGGAATATGGTCAATTTGTATTAGATTTTACAGGTTCATCAAAAGTTTGTTTAGCAAGACAATTATCTCCACCAGATGGGGATGGAAATGTATATGACATAATAGAAATTGGTACTCAAGTATGGATGGCAGAAAATTTAAAGACAACCAAATTTCAAGATGGTACACCTTTAAGTAATACATCACAAGTGAGTAATGCAACTTGGGCAGCAGCAACTGCATCAGATAAATATTGGGCATTAGTTAATAATAATTCTGCTAATACAAATATATATGGATTGCTTTATAATCACTATGCTGTAACTGGTAGTACAACTGGTAGTACAGCATCAGTTAATTTATGTCCAGTTGGTTATCATGCAGCATCAACTGCTGACTTTAATACATTAATTACATTTTTAGGTGGTCTTAATTCAGCAGGTAGTGCTAAATATCCTGGAACAAGTTATTGGTATATATTCGGAAATGTAGGTGCAACAAATACAAGTGGGCTCAGTATTGTTGGAAATGGGTTAAGAGGTGATAATGGTGTATATTCTGAGTTTACATATGCTGCTTATTTGTGGCATACAAATTCAACATCAAGATATACTGTTATTTATAGTCTTGATACAGTATGGGATGCTTACAATGGTGGTGACCAAAGATTAGGTATGGGTGTTAGATGTTTAAAAGATTAAATTTATACAAAATGAATGATATAATAGAATTAATAATTGATGAAAATGATATTGACGCTGGATTGGATGGTATTGCATTGGTTAATAAACCAGCAATAGAGGTTGATTTTCATTTCTTCAATAAAGAGGATTTAAGTAATTGCAATCATTATGTTTTATCAGAGGAAGAAACCCCAAAGGTAATTGAAATGTTTGCATCTTATGGTGAGACACAATCAGATTTAATCAATCAAGGTTTTAAGATTGTTAAGGTAAGAGATATTGGAAAACAATTATTTGCTGATATAAGTGCTGAACCAAATAAAGATAGTGATATTGCTGATACCCCTACTGTAAGGATTAGATATAAATATGTTGGTCCGAAAGATGAAAAGAACAGAGTATTCTGTGGGGAAATGATGACCCTTAATAGAGTTTTCAGAAGAGAAGATATTATTACCATGTCCAATAAGAGTGTAAATGAAATTGGTCCAGATGGTTATGATATATTTGAATGGAGGGGTTCTTATAATTGCAGACATAGATGGGTTGAATTAACTTATGTAAAAGAAGGTACAATCATTAATAGTGCAAAGGTAACAAGGGGGTTAATTACAGAAAAAAATGTTCCTGGACCTGATACAAGGACAGATGCAACAATTGCAGCAGGTAATACCCCAGCAAGAAATGCATTCACAGATGAATTATATCAGTTTGAGGAATCAATTACAGATTATCCACAATATATCAAAGATAATGCAGCAAAAGCATTAAAGTGGTTTAAGGATAATGATAACCCCAACAATTGTATGACCCAAGTGGGTAAAGTTAGAATGAATCAGTTAGCCAAGGGGGAACCAATATCAATCAATACAATTAAAAGAATGAAATCTTTTTTAAGCAGACATAAGGTTGATTTAGAATCTTCAAAATCTTATGAGGATGGTTGTGGTTTATTATCAATTGATGCTTGGGGTGGAATTGAAGCATTAGATTGGGCAACAAAGTATTTAGATAGAATGGAAAATGAGGATACAGCAAATATGCAAGAATTTGCCATTGTTGATGATGAAAAGAAATTATTAGTTGGCCCAGCAATGATTCCAAATAAAATGATGGCAAGAAAAGATTTTGCAACCAATAATATTTATTTTGTTTATTTTTCAGAAGAAACAATTGAAAAACTCCAAAGAAAATTTATGAGAAATAAATTATTGGATGCAGCAAATGTTGAACACAAAAATGAATTTATTGAAGATGTTACAGTTGTTGAGAGTTGGATTGTTGAAGATGCTACATTTGATAAGCAAAAAAAGTATGGATTTGATAACCCCATAGGTACCTGGATGATTATTATGAAGATAAATAATGATGAAATTTGGGATAAAGTTAAGTCAGGGGATTTAAAAGGATTTAGTGTTCAAGGATATTTTGCAGAAAAAAAAGTGCAAATATAGAACAATTAAAATAAACTATATATTTATATAAAAACAATTATGCGAAACATAATAAAAAAACTTAATCAACTTTTGAGGTTAAATTTTAACTCTTATAAAACCGTAGGTGGTGGAGAACTAATTTGTGAAGATGAATTAGAAATTGGTTCAGAAATATATGCTATTACAAGTGATGGACAATTACCAGCAAGTGATGGACAATATGAGTTAGAAGATTCAACAATTGTCAAAGTTGAGGATGGTATAATCAAGGATATTTCATACGAAGAAAACAAAATGGAAGAAAACCAAGAAAACGAAGTAAATGCTATTAATGATTTTGCAGTAGCATCATTAAAAGATGGCACTATATTAGAATCCCCAACATTTGATGTGGGTCAGAAAGTTGATATAGTTGCAGCAGATCGTAAAAAAACCCCAGCACCTGATGGAGAACATGAATTAATGTTAAAAGATTCAGAAGGTAAGGAGGTAAAAATTAGAATAATCACAGAAGGTGGGATAATTAAAGAAAGGATGAATGTAGAAGAAATGGCTGACTTATCTGTAAATGATGTAGTTGACAATGTTGATTTACAAGATTTCTTTAAATCTATTGGTGGTATGTTAAAAAACATAGAAACCAGAATGGCTGAAATGGAAAAGAAGTATGAAAATATGAGTTCACAAGTTGAACAATTTTCAAAAACCCCAGCAGGAGAGCCAGTTATTCAACCAAGAAATATTGGATTTGAATTAAACCAATATAAGAAGGATAAATTTGCAGAATTAAGAGCCATTAGAGGTGGTGCTTATAAAAAATAAACATAAACAATAAAATTAATTAAAATGAGTAATAACAAAAAATATGATTTTTCTTTTGATTTAGCAGGTCTTGCAACTTACACAGACGAAGTTGGGGGTCAGTTAATCCGTAGAGCAATCTTGGAAGGCGAAACAGCAAAGATTATTCGTGTGCAACCTGGTGTAAAAGGAACGCAAGCAATAAATTTGTTAGACAGCACCCTTGTCGTACAAGAAGGTAGTTGTGGATGGAATACATCTGGTGCAACAACCTTTACACAAAGGGACATCACAGTATGTGATTTAAAAGTAAATGAATCATTATGTCCAAGAGACTTGAATGATTATTGGTTAGGACAATTGTTACAGCCAGGTTCATATAATGAAACTGTACCATTTGAAGCACAAATTGCTGAATTGAAAACTGCACAGATTTCTCAATATATTGAGAATTTGATTTGGGGTGCATCTTCTGCAACAACTTGCTTCTCTGGATTTAAGCAATTGTTAGCACAAGTAAGTACAGGTGAAACTGGTGCTTCTGGTAATATTGTTGTAACTGGTCAAACTGCTTTGGCTTCAACAACTGCATTAGCACAAATTGATAATTTAGTAACTGTAATACCTGATGATATTGCTGATTCTGATGATTTAGTAATCTTTATGTCTCACGCTAATTATCGTAAGTACTTAATCAATTTTAGAACTGCGAATTATTTCCATTTCTCACCAGACCAATCATTTGCAGAAATGAGAACTTTCCACCCAGCAACTAACATTTTAGTTCACCCGGTTGGAGGTTTGAATGGTTCTAACTTGATAGTTTTATCAAAAGCATCATATATGTTTATGGGTACTGACTTGCTTTCTGATTCAGAAAGTTTGAGAATGTTCTATTCACAAGATTTTGATGAGGTTAGATTAAGAGCTAACTTTAAGGTAGGGGCACAGGTTGCTTTCCCACAATTTATAATAACTAATGGTTTAGCGTAACCAAATAAATAAAAATAATGAGGGGGTGTAAAAGCCCCCTCATATAAATAAAAACATATAATATGAGTTGTAGTAATTGTCTTATTACGTCTGCAATTTGCAAGGGATGTAGAGATACTGTTGGTGGCTTAAAAAGTGCATATGTTTTGGCAGGTTCAATCACAGGTGTTACATACACTACAGGTAGTGTTACTGATATCAATGGATCTGGTACTTGGTATGAATATCAATTAGAGAAAAACACATCAAGTTTTACAGAAGTAATCACTCCATCATTAGAAAATGGAACTGTATTCTACCAACAAGAGTTGGTTATGGTGTTTAATAAATTACGTCAATTGGTTCAAAATCAATTGATTAAATTAGCACAATGTACAGAATTAAGAGTTGTTGTTGAATCAAATGAAGGAACATTTTTCTTATTAGGTTTAGATTTTGGTATGGCAGTATCAGCAGGTAGTGCAAGTACAGGTTTAACCTTTGGGGATAGAAATGGATATACTATAACCTTAACTGGTTTTGAAAGGGATCCAGCAGCTGCATTTGACACAACATTAACAAAAGCACAAATTTTTGCTGGCTTTGGTGGAATCACTGAATGCGCGTAAGATAAAATACATTTGAAGGGGGTGAGTTAATTCTTACCCCCTTTTTATAATTCAATCCATTATGAAGTTTAATAATTATAAAGGTAAAAATAACATAAGGTGGGGTATATTAGGGAAGCAAAGAGTATATACTGCACAGCCAGTATTACAAGAAAAAAAAGAAACACCCTTATCTTTTGAGCCATTTAATTCAAAGAAAAATGATTTTGTAAGGATTGATTTAGTACCAAGATTTATTGTTGGTGGAGGTTCTATACCCCCATCTCCAAGTCCAACTCCATCAATAACACCAACAATAACTCCAACAATAACACCAACAAATACACCAACATCAAGTATTACCCCAACTCCTACAATTACACCATCTACATCTAATCCATTAGATGGTCAATATTATTATATATCAGATACAAACTCTGGATTATGTTATGGTTCACCATCACAAATATTAATTTATGATGCTGACCAACCATTGGAAGTAGGGGA